CAACAACGTCACGTAGGACTTCATCACCTCGTCCGCCTTCGAGAACCCGGCCCTGTACACGAAGATCATCATCTTGGTCTTGTCGTCGGAGGATATCAAGGAGGTCTGGTGCATCTGGACGCTGTACACCCTCCACAAGACCTTCTCGATCATCTCGTCCGCGAGGTCGTCGTCCAAGCAGTGCTTGAAGCTGCTGCCCTTGTGCAACATCCCCTGCCCCATCCCGGAGATCAAGATCATGATCCCCGCCAACTTCTCGGACATCTCCCTGGTGAACTGGACCCCCTCCAACATCTCCAACTGGTCGATGGGCTTCTCGTTCCACTTGTCCTTCAGGGACTCGGGGATCAGGATCTTCTTGTTGCTGAAGGCGAAGACCACCGACAACAGGAACGTCTCCAAGTTCTCGTCCAAGTCCCAGTTGGAGATCGAGTAGGCGAAGTGCTCCATCACGAACCCGGGGGCCCACTTGGACGCGTCGGAGTTCATGCTGGCGTACATGGAGGCCTGCTTCTTCTTCCTCAAGTTCCTCAAGATCTCCTTGTACTCCATCATCCTGTCCCCCTGGATCTCGGCCCTCCTCTTGTCCTTCGTCAGCATCTCCTTCTCGTGGATCTTGCAGAGCTCCTCGTTCAGCACCTCGAAGAACTTCACCTGCAACCTCAACATGATCGCCTGGATCAAGATCTCCCTGGCGCTCCCGACCTGGTCCTTCGGGAAGATGGTGAAGATCGCGTCGATGATCTCCAACTTGTTGCACAAGTGCAACAAGGAGTTGGTGGACAACTTCTTGACCATCCTGAAGATCGTCAAGAAGGTCTTGTCCTTCTTTATCTCCCTGTTGTACTCCAAGGACTCCGACGTCAACGGCCCCGCCTCGAGGGAGGACGTCATCATCATGGCGGAGTCGATGACCCTGGACAACGCCTTCAAGATGGCCGTCTTTATCTTCCCCTTGTTCCTCGAGTTCTTGAAGAACTTCCTGGTGGAGGCGACCACGAACCTCCTGTCGAACTGGTGCAGCTCGTCCTTGGACATCAGGAACTCCTTGGTGTCCTCCACGACCCCCTTGGACCAGTCCTTCTTCTTTATCTTCTGGAAGTGGATCTCCGCGGTGGCCATCTTGTCCACGATCCTCTTCAACCTGTGGGACTTGAACCCGGAGGTCTTCTCGAACAGGTTGCTGGAGTAGATCTCGTCCATCAAGATGGAGAACTCGACCTCCGTCTCGAGGTCGTAGAAGGAGGTCAACTTGAACCTGTCGTAGTCCGTGCTCGTCGAGGCCATGTTGATGATCCTGTTGTACCAGATCTGCTGGCTCATCTTCAGGTTGTGGTAGTACCACTTGATCTGCTTGATCTTGATGTAGGACTCCAGCCTGGACCTGGTCGGGTCGGAGAAGATGTCCTCCATCAACTTGGACCTGTTGGTGCAGAAGGAGGTGACCGAGTTCAACAAGTACCTGTTCAACTGGGCGGAGGTGGAGGTCCCCCTCCTGTGCTCCAACATGATCATGGACTGCGTCATCATGGACTTGGTCAACAGGTCCATGTTGAAGTTCGACCCCCTGTTGTCCTCCTCCAACTTGTCGCAGAAGTTCGAGAACATGCCCAAGATGACCTCCTTGATCTTGATGTAGTGCTTGATGTCCGCCAAGGTGATGGACAACCAGGAGGTCTCCACCAACAGGTTCGACAACTTGGAGTCCTTCAAGGACTTGAACATCCCCGAGACCATCTCCTTCTTCCTGTCCTTGCCGAAGAACAACTTGTACCTGATCTGCTTGTCCTGCGTCAACTTGCTCCCCTTCTTCATCAAGATCATGTACTCCCCGAAGTTCTTGAAGACCGTGTGCCCCTTCTTGGAGTCGAAGATGTGCCTCCTGCCCTCCATGTAGCACAAGTTCTCCATCAAGTCCGACACGCAGCAGACGTAGGTCCACAACCTCGAGTCGATCAACTTCTTGATCGGGATCCTCATGTCCTCGTAGTCGGAGTAGTCCTTGTTCTTCACCTCGTCCACCTCCTCGAAGAACTCCGTCTCGTCCTCCTTGAAGAAGTCCAACAGCGCCTCGACCATGGACTCGTCCTCCTCGTAGTTGGACCCGATCCCGTTGATGGGGTACGGCAAGTTCTTCTTCTGCTCCTCCAAGAACGACTGCTCGGTGAAGTCCATCGTGGAGCTGTAGTAGTAGGTGCCGTCCTCGGTGTTCTCCACCGACGACCAGAAGTCGGGCGTGACCCCCATGAACGACTTCATGTCGTCGGAGATGTACTTCTTGAAGTCCATGAAGGGGAACTTCATGATGGCGGGGATCTCGTTGTTCACGTCCCTCTCGAACTCCGACCTGATCTTGGACTGGTTGA